ACAGCGCCAGTGTGTCGTTGGTGTCGCCGGCGTTGATCAATTTGGTGAGCGTTGTAACTTGCGAGTCCTGCGTGAGCGTCACCGACACGGAATCCCCCGGAGTGACCGAGCCGGAGAATGTGATCGTACCCGATGCATACACCGTTCCGGTCCGCACCAGTTCGTAGAACCAAAGCGCGCCCACGTAATGATTTTGCCGCCCCGTGAATCCAAGGGATTTGATTATCCAAGCTGTCCTCTCCGGAGCCAATGCCAGCGAATGTTCGGTGTCCCAATCCGTCGCCAATGTAATCCCGGGTTCCGTGGCAAACACCGGTAGATCAGTCGTGGGAACCGCCAGCTCGATAAAGTCGAAATAGAAATCGTTGCCGTCCGGTCCCGCGTGCGTCCCCGTGATGGTGTGACTTCCCGCGCCGTACGATCCCACCGGCCATCGGATCAACACATCTTCCCCGTCGATCAAAAGATTCGCCGGGCCCACCGCCACGCCGTCGACAGCGATTGAGACCGTCGCACCTGTTCCGGCATATCGAGTCCCCAAATACAGCGTGTGCGTCCGCGAAGCCTGGTAAGTGCACGTGAACGAACTCCCCAGAACCTGAGTCATGTGAATCGTCCCACCCGAATAATTCCCGCGCGATTCGGTCCAGTTCGCGCTGTAGCCGATCACTCGTGCATCGTCCTCGATCCGAAGGCTTCCCCGCCCCGCCACCGAATAGGTGCGGTTGGTCCCAGTCACGGTCCAGTCCGAAACTACCACCTCGAATTCGCTGCGCGCGAAAGTTCCTGCTTGAAGGTCCGCTGCATAGGTCCAGCGCATTTTTCGGATGGCGCCGGTTGGAACCGGTTGCGGCGTGGGATCGTCGGCGGTCGTTCCCACGAGTGAGCTGAAATCCAGCGTCACTCGCCACTGGGTCGGCGAAGTGCCATTCGCGAACGTCTTAGCGGACGCGTCCCAAGTCTCGGCGCCGGTCGAGTAGGAATACATCGCGAACCGGTTCCCGTTCGCCCCCGACGTACTGTCCGCCACCGCCGGTCCCCCTGTGTAGTACACGCGGACCGTCGTGCCGGTGCGCGTCGCCATCAGCAGAGTGGGAGCTAACGCCGGAATCGGCCGCGCGTTGATCGCATCCGTGATCGCCTGAACCGCGTCCTCCAAAATATGTGGCGAGCTGTCGAATTCGTAAGTGTAATTCGTACCCAAATAGGCGAGCCCCACGAAGTCCCCAGCAGCTAATGTTCCGGAGAGGGTGAAGTCCGCATAAGCGCATTGATAACTTCCGGCAATTGCCTCGGCGTGATCGATCAACGGCACGTAGAAGATGTTGTCGTCCGTCCACACGCGCAAGGATGGCCAGTCCACCGTCGCAAACAAACTCGAATCCATCGGGATGCAATTCGAGCGCGTCTCTTTATATGACAACACTAGCCCGCTCAAGTCCCCATCCGGTAGATATCGGAACGCGGGATGCTCGTGAGTGTTATCGCGATTCCACTCAATCACCGCCCAGTCGAATTGCTGCCTCCATGTCCCCGAGACGGTGAAGCCGTTGGATGATGCGCCGCTCATTGCCGCCACTGCCGACGGCTGGAAGAAGTAGCATTGCAAATCCCGGTCAGGAGTCAGCTTTTCGATCGTGTCTGCCATTTTTCCTCACAACCGGATGGTCACCGTAAGGTCTCGCCCCGGCAAGGTATCAGCCGCCCCCGGTACTGACGTGATATCCAGGCTCACTTGGGAATTGACCACTAGGGGCGGCAATCCAAACCCGTTCACTGCGTCCGAGCTAGTGGCCCCGTCCGCGATCGTCAACGTGCAATACACGGTGCCGTTCTGGCGCAATCGCATCTCGATCGCCCCGCCGCTCGGCGCTTCTCGAACCACGGCGAAAATATCGCGTGGCGCGTGCGAATCTTCCAGCACCAATGGCGGGGCCGCATCCGTCTGAATCGCGAGATATCCTTCCACCTGGATGGAAAACTGTCCGCCGGAGAGCGTCCGCAGACCCTGGTCCACGGTCGCACCGAACGCGGCGGCCGCCACTGGACCTCCGCCCCGCAGATTCGTCACGAAGAATTCCGCCGCAGCGACGCGAACGTCCGGCAGGAACACCGACTCGCTGTAGCTCCCGCTTGCCGGACTGCCAAAGAAATTAGGCACAAACGGAACAATCGTGACGTCTTTCTGCAAGTGATAAATCGGAACGTCAACCGCGTGCGCCGCAGCCATGCTTCCGTGCGATCCTCGCATTACCGTGTATTGCAAGCCGGCCACGGCGGTAACTTCCAACATCTCGGCATCCATCTGGATCAAGTCGCCCGCCGTAGCCGGCCCAGCGATGTTCAATTGAATCGTTGTGTCCGTCGACGCCGCCGCAATCCCTGCGGCAAATGTGGATGGGCTGCTCAGTTCATTCCAATAGAACAGTGTCAGCGTTCCTGCCAGGATCGTATGGGTGTTCGCTAGAGTCGTAAACGCGATGCCTACCAGGTCGATGGTCCCTTGTCCCGCCAGATTCAGCCCGAAGATCGGTTGCGGCGGCACATCCGTATCCACTCCGCCACCACCCGCGCCGCCGATCTGCCAACGCGTCAATGGATTCAATTCCTGTGCACTCTCCTGATCCAGAGCGTTCGCCGATCTGCCGGACACCTCGACCGTCGCGCCCGCTTGGTTAGGCACTTCGATTTGCACTGGACTCGTCGCGCCTAATCCTCCGAAATTCCACGTCGAATTCGCTACAACGAAGTAGCTTGTCGAATCAGGCGCCACGGTCCAGGCGGAGGCCACTGTCAAAGTCGTGGTGGTGTTCGACACCACCGCCCGCTCTTGCATAACACCCGTGCCGCGCGTGATTCTGACCACCGTGCCCGCGAAATCGTTCAAAAGCATTCCAAGGGTGCTGTTGCCCACCGTGTTCGAAGAGTGGATCCCGGCCGCCACTTCCGGTTGCAATTCCAAACGCCAGTAGAAATTTGCGTGATCGTAGTTGTTGTCTGGCGGACCCTGCAGCTCGGGCGTCGCTCCTGTATCTGTGAAGGTGGAAGCAATCGCCACGCTGGATGCGATTCGCAGGATCTGCGTCGGATTCGGTCCACGATATACGTGAAATGCCGCGGCTCCCGATGAAAAGCTCAGTCCCGTTAACGTGATTGCGTTCGTATTCGTGCCCGCCGGAATCTTCGCCGCCACCACGAAGGAGAGTCCACTCTCCGCCCCGGTCCCGTCCACCGCGCTGATCGCATAGTAGAGGTTCTGACTCGCTCTTAAAGCTCCTCCCGCCGAATGCACCGTCGCACTCAGGCTCAGGAGTGGAATCCCCACGCCCGTCGCTGCCGGGACCGATGGAGGTGTGAACGCCACGCTCAATTGCACCGCAAAGCTGCCGTCCGAATTCTGAACCGTGCTTTCCGTAATGCCGAATTGCTCGATCCCGTTCGCGTCCACCACGCTCCCTACCAGCGGCCGCGGCAGCCCGACGTCGGCGCCCGGCTGCCGTCCCGCGCCAATCGTATTCGCCCCACCCGCTGTGTACCAGGAGTCGTCGTGCCATTGTGCCGTGATCTGGACGGTCTGATAATTCTGGCCTGGAGCAATCCGCACCACTCGAAAAGGCTGCCTCTCCAGGCCCTCCTTCAAGTACGTGATCGTAATCAGGTCTCCCGGCGCGAGCCCGATTCCCTTTACCGTGGTCTCAAAATCGATCAACGTATATCCGTCGATCGTCTTGTTGAGCTGCAATTGCAGCATTCGGGTCGCCTGGTCGAAATTAGGAATCCCCAGCGCCGCAAACGGCGTGGTCACTTCTCGATTCGTCAGCCGCGCGTCGTCGACATCCACCAGGGACAAGCTGTCTTGCTGATATCCGTTGAACTCGTCTTGAAATTCTATGGTGAGATTGTTGGGAGTATCCGCCCCGCTCCGCGCCCACAGCCGGATCGCAGGGTCGCCATTGGCATTCCTCACCAGCCCGGAAAAGGTCTCCGACCCGTCGCTGAATTCATACGCCGGCCATCCTCCATTCAGCGTCTCAGTGCTGTTGCTGCCATCCGGCAGAGTCGGCTGCTGCAGCGCCAAGGTGTTCTCCACTCGCAATGTCAGCAATCCGCCGTTGCCGTACGTCAACATCAGCGACGAGCCTTTGCGAATGCCCCTCGCGGCCTCCGCCGCGCTGGTCTGATTCGTTAGCACTAAATTGCATTCGAATCGTGCCACGGAAACTGGATTCCCGTTCAAGTCCGTGGTCTCGATGGCCTCCGCGCAGTATGCCGCGGCCGTCGCGAAACTGATCAGATCCAGCTCTGTCGTCAGCCACCCGCTTCGACGCAGGACGTCCAACAGTACCCACGCTGGATTATTTCCGAACGATTCGCCCAGCGATGTACCGGCGGTATCGAATTGCTCCAGCCGCAGTCCGTTGACCAGCACCTGAACCCGCGCAAGCGCCTGCCCGTTGCTGATGAGATTCGGCACCACGACGCTCATCATCGCCATATTGCCGTAGGGATCGCCCAAGGGATTTCCCGCAGCGTCTGTAAAGTCGAGATTAAAGCTGCCGTTCCGCGTGCCGGGCGTCACCAAGTTGAACCAGCCCGTAGCCGTCATGTTGACGCCGCTCTGCCCCTCCGGGATCTGGATGCCGTTGACGATCACCGTCACCACGCCCTGCACCTCTCCCATCCCGAGCAGCACTTCCATCCGCGTGAGATTCCCGTCGTTTCGTGCGAACACCACTGGCGGCTCTAGCCATGCCGTTCCATATATCAGCGGAACAAAATCGTTGTAGACGGCCAGATTGTCCAGCGCCGCCGAGAGCTGCGTCCCTTTTTCGCCGAAGGCTCGGACCTGAATTTGTGGAGGTACGAACTCCAACCCTCCGAAGCGCCGTGTCATGTTGCTGGATGCATCGGTATCGAACATTCCGCGCTGCACACAGGAAACCCGTGTGAAATCGCACGTCGTGAAAGGTCCGCTCGTATCTGGAGTTCCAACGCCCCCGGTTTGATCCGGCGAATATCCACATTTGTAGATTGCCGAATACTTTCCCTTCACTCCGCCATCCACAGCCTCCGCCCTCTGCGCCGTGTTGGAGGGAAACATCCAGGGACACCTTCGTTGTATCCGGACCTCCGGCAGAATGATCCGCTGCAGGTTCAATCGGTTCGTGAAGCTGACGCGAAACGTCGACTCTGTAATTTCCTCCGCCGGATTTCCCACTCCCCGGTACACTACGCGGGCCTCGGAAGCCGCCGCGCCCGCAACCAGATCGTAGAACAGAAACTGGATGGTGACTTGCGCCCCCTTGAACCCCGTCTCTCTTTCGATTTCGGAAAAATGAGAATCGGCGTTCGCAAGCGTGACGGTCACTTTCGGCGCACCATCCAACCCCTCGTCCGATGACGCCCGCAATTCGAACAGGTTGTTCTTGATCAGCCGCGCACCGTAAGCGTTTCCCGCCACAGTTACAGCGTGCGTGCCCCACCTCTCCGTCTCGCCCGAGCTCAACACACAGTCAAATAGGAACAGCGGTGCAGGCGGCGCTTCTTGTTCCTTAAAGTCGTCGATCGTCGGCATGATCTATCCTTCTGTGTCCACGATTTTGACCACCGCATCGTAGACATCGGTTCCTTGCGCCGTCACCGTGATGCTGTCCTCTGCAAACCGCGCCTTGCCGTGCACTCCGCCGCTAGCCCCCGTTTGCTTGTAGTCGGACGCTCCCAGTTGCGCCTCTAGCTGCATGCCGAACAAGTCCATCGACCCTCCGGCCTCGAGCCGCGCTGCGAATGTCACCGAGACTGGCGCGCTTAGCCCGCAGTTCCCGGAAAGCACGATTCGCGTCCACTCTCCCGTAAGAGAAAACGTTTTTGTGACGCTTCCTCCGGCAGTCGATTGCTCCAGAGTGATCGTCGATCCGGCGATACTCCGTGCCCATGTGCTTAAGCAATATTGAAAATTTCCTGGAACCGGAAGGGCCTGCGCGACCGCTTCCGGCGCTCCTCCCGCGTTGATCACTCGCGTGGCCCGCGCCGTTCCCAGCGGATCGTCGATACCCGCCGTCAACTGGATCAACGCGCCGTTGGTCCACGCAGTCGCCGAGAGATCTTCGCTCTGTAACAATAGGTTCGCTGTGGGATCCAGAAATGTGAACGTCTGCCACATCCCCGAAGTGGCCTGGAACAGCGTCTCGATTGCATTCGCCTCCGCGCCCGTCAACCCCGCCGCATGCAGCTCCCAAGCCATCGCCGCCCCATCCGGATCGGCGAACACCACCGTCGCCCCGCTGTCCAGCGTATTCACCACAGTTCTTTGGATCGAGGTTTTCTTCAACGGATACAGTGCCGACGCGCCCGTCACGAGTTGTGGGAATATCAGCATGCTAAGAACCGTTCTCCTTTACCACTACAGATGTCGTACCGCGTGCCACTCCGCCGTACCCAAGCGTTAGGCTGTCGCTATCGAAGCTGCAGTTCGGATAGACCGTTCCGTCCCACGGATCGGTGAAGAAAAAGCTTCCCGCCCTTCCACCCTGGCTTTCGAAGAATTGCTCGAGATTCACCAGTTCGGATTCGTCCAGTAAGCTCAACCGGATCGACCACTTTCGCAGCGGCGCAAGGTACCCTGGAAATCGCTGTTCGCTGCCATCCAGGAACCGCAACACCCGTGTTGAAAATCCCCGTGCCCGCTGCGATGGATACTGCGCCACCGCGCCTGTTTTCAAGGTTGGGAACGTTGCCATCTATACCGCCCGAATCACGTCGTTGAGCACACTCGATTCGAGCATGGCCTGCCGCACCGCCAGCGCAATATCGTTGCTGTGGTCCAGGAATGATTGGCTATCCATCGCCTGAACCTGCACGTTGATTTGCGTCGCCGCCGGCGGCGCTGGCGTTGAGGCCGGAGCCGCCCGAGGCAATCCGCCGTCCGCGGTATCCACCCCAAACGCGCCCGCGGTTGACGAACTGATTCCGCCCGTGGCCTTCACTTTGAGCGGTGCAATATACGGAACCGGAGCCTCCGGCGCGCTGCTGCCTCCGCCAAATAAGCTCATCAATCCCGAGATTAGCGGACTCAGCCCCGACCTCAATCCG